AACACCTAATGCTATGGGTGGTGGTTGGACTAGAGCTAGAGGTTATCAAGCTGGATTAAAAGATGTTGAGGCAGAATATAATCAAAAAATATTACTTGCTAAAGATAAATCTACAAAAGCTAAATTAACTAAAGAAAGAGATGAAGTTTTAGCAGATATGGAAGCAATTAGAGATTTGTTTAAAGGAGTGTATGGGTTGTCTAGTGACGCTGATTCTTTTTATAGCAAAGGTATTGGCATGATGAAAATGTTTAATGCTATGACAAGTTTGCAAGGTGGATTAGCTTCTGTTGTAGACCTCGGTCGTTCAGTATTTTTTAATGGATTAAATAGAACTTTTAAAGCAACTTGGGAGTCATTTACATCTAACATGAGTAAAGAAGTTTATAAATTAACAAAACAAGAAGGTCGTTCAATGGGTGAGCTTTTTGAAATACAAATGAATACAAGAGCATTTTTATATAATGATTTAAGTAATCTTTACAACACAGGTTCTAAAATATCACAAGGAATGAATAAAATGACAGGAGCATTTTTTTTATTAAACTTAATGTCACCTTGGAACCAAATGATAAAAACTAATCAAGTATTAATGATAGGTAACAGAATTATAGAAGAATCAGAAAATCTTATAAAAGGAACAATAAGTAAATCAAATGAATTAAAACTAGCTCAATCAGGAATTGATAGACAATTAGCTGAAAGAATTGTTCGTCAATATAAAGAATATGGAATAGGTGTTGGAGCAAGAAATACTGGAGATTTACAATTTAACAGAATCCCAAGATCAAGCACATGGGATGATGCAGAAGTAGCTAATGTTTTTAAATTAGCAGTACAAAATGATGTAAATATATCAGTAGTTACGCCATCTTTAGGCGACACACCTTTATGGATGTCTACTCAAGTTGGTGGATTAATAGCACAGTTTAAAAAATTCTCTATGGGAATGACACAGCGAGTTCTTATAAGAGGATTACAAGAAAAAGATGCTTCTTTTTTTAGTTCAGTAATAACAATGATTATGCTTGGAGGTTTGGTAGATATGCTTCGTTCAAAAGCATTTGACCAAGATTATTCTCAAAAATCATATAATGAAAAATTTATGGGTGCATTTGAAAGAAGTGGTGTTGGAGGAATATTTATGGACGTAGGTAATTCTGCACAAAGATTATTGACAGCAGATAGAGGTAATATGTTAGGTGGTGCTTTTGGGCCAACTGGCTCAAATGCAGACAAAATATTAAATGTTATAGCTGGAGATCAAGACCAACGTGCCCAGAATGTGCGTAGATTAATACCATTCCAAAACATATGGTACATGGATTCAATTTTTGACCAAATAGAAAAAGGAATAAGATAAATGTCCATTACAATTTCTGATACTACACCAAGAGTACAGTATACAGCTTCAAGCAGTCAAACAGCGTTTTCCGTTCCTTTTGAGTTTTTTGCAAATGCTGATTTGGTTGTGATAAAAACTAGTGGTGGCACAGATACTACGCTGTCATTTAACGCATCACCATCTTCAGCTACCCAATATTCTGTATCTGGTGCTGGAGCATCTGGTGGTGGTTCAATAACGCTTGGTGGAGGTGCTACTGCTGGTGATAAATACACAATATACCGTGATTTAGCGATAGCTAGAAGTACAGACTTTTCTGATTCAGGTTCATTTCCTGTAGAAACACTTAACACAGAATTAGATAAAGTTGTTGCTATGATGCAACAAGTAGAAAGAGATTTAAAATTTTCACCTAAAGCGTCAGCATCTACTTCAAATACTTTTGATATAACTTTTCCAAACCTTGTAGCCAATAAAATATTATCAGTTAATTCATCAGGTGATGGTCTTGAGTTTTCTCAATCAATTACTGATGTAGCAACTGTTGCTGGATTAAGTACTGAGATTTCAACATTAAGTGCCATAAGCAGTAATATAACAACTGTCGCTGGAATTTCTGCTAATGTAACAACTGTTGCGGGAATATCATCTAATGTAACAACGGTTGCTGGAATATCTAGCAACGTCACAACTGTTGCTGGAATG